TGCTGTATCAATTGCCCAGCTCATTATTTTTCATCCTCTTTTTCAGAAGCTCCAAATACTGCAAAATATTCCTGCATCAATCTATTCTTTCTCATTTCTAAATTTTCAAGCTCTTTAAGCGAGCCCATGGCCCTATCCAGCTCCTGTTTTGCAGTAGCCAAAGCCACTGAGGCTAATTCTGTCTCGTCATCTGATATCCTAGATTCTACGTCTATGGCTACACTATTTTTAGTAAGGTCGTCTATAAGCTTTTCCGACTTATCAATAGCATTATTATAATCACCTGCAGTTAAGAAATTGCTAATTTCAATTCCCAGTATCTTAATTGCCAGATAGGTACACATTGTTGTTTCTGCTAATGTAGGTAAATTATTTACTGAAGTAACACCAGCTACAGATTGGTTAGCAACAGTTTGATCGCCTATAATTGCAGCATCTATATTTGTGTAGTTTACATGGTCTACGTCTATTGAACTGTGGAGTAATGGTAAAACTTTTACCAGTGATTGATTTGCTGTTCCAGTGTCAATGTAAAAAACTGGATTAATTATTGTAGCTTCATAAATACTACCACTTGTAGTCCCATCATAGAATTTTGTTTCTGATTGAGATATTTGTGAGCAAGGGTAAGAATTTCTCATTACAGAAGTAATGGTATTAACTGAGTCTATACCGATATTGACACCAGTAGTGACATTAGCGTCTGCAGATGTCCTAGTAACTATTCCTGTTAATAAATCTGGTCTAACTTTTGAAGCTTTATCTACAAAATCTCTAGCTCCAGCTCTCCAATGAGCGTAAAGTTGTTCTTCAAGAGCTGCATCTAAAGGTGTGCTAGGTATAGATATGTTTGCTATGTCGTATGCTTTTTCTAATAAATTTCTTGTTGTTATTGCAGCCATTATTTAAGTCTTTTGTTGTTTGTTAAAATGGGGCCCACCCAAAGATGGGCCCCCTAACCTTATACTGAGCTATTACCTCTCAGATTTTAGATTGTTAAGCAGCTTCAACGACTATTGTCAAAGTAGCCTGCCCAGTGTCTGGTGCATCGTCATTTTCAATCTCTAAACTCGCACCTTCTTCAATCACATTGTTGCTAGTAGGAGTTAATTTCCCTACTGCGCCAACAGCACTAGAGTCTGGTATTTCATGAGTTCCCCCACAAGTTCCAGCAGCGGTTTTAAGAGTTAGAGTAGACTTAGCTGTTGTAAGAGCTACGTTTACTGCATAGTAAACTGCGACTACTTTACACTTCCAAGGCATAACAGCATAAACAGTTCCAGCAGCTGATAGCACTGCACTGTCTACAGTAATTACCTGAAGGTCTTGGAAGTTGTCGTCTTTATTTGAACCGTATAAAGGATTAGCCATTTGTTACCTCCCTATACTTTTTTCCAAACAGCATGTGCTTCAGGCATAGACCATTCCATACCAGCTTCGGTAAGGATTTGGTCAACCCTACGGTCAACACCACTGTTTTCGAGTGTTTGCACACCAACATAAATGCTAGTGTCACGATTTAGCCCATTACCCACTAGTGGACGATAAGCGCAATGCTTTAAGTCAATCCCCATTATGGATACATTTGTTCCGTCTAAATGGATGTTTCTGACAAGATTCATATCACCATATGGTGTTTGTATCTTGGTCATATCTAATCCTAAGACTTTCTTCCTTCCTGTTATTGCAAGATCTGCTCTGAACTGACTGTTGATGTTCACGTTCTTAGCAAAATACCCACCTAACTGATGAAGCCAATTGTATACTTCTGTTGAGCAAAAGAATACAGTTCCTGCGCTCCCACCATAACGAGGGTCAAGCAGAGCAGACATGTCAGCTAAGAAATTATCTGCAGTTTTAGTAGTATCCCATGTAAACGCATTACCGTTATTAAGAATCCAATCTACAGCTCCTTGAGTTGTGCGATAAGTATCGTTCTGAGAACCGAAAAGCAATGATTGCTCAATATCGAACTTGTGCTCAATAAGCTTTTCTTTCCAAATACGAGCCCATTCATTGCCTTCATACTTTAAGCTAGTAGCTCTGTCAGTATTTGTCATTGCCATGGTTGTTTTGAAAATCTGAGTTTGACCATAGCTGGTTGAAAAAGGCTGATCTTTCCAAGTTTCTGGATATCCAGTCCCTTTTTCAAATACAGATCCAACAACGTAACACCTATAAGGTGCTAGGTTTTCCTCAGTTTGTGTTGCTGCTGCAGCATCACTTGTATTTAAACCTGCTGGTTCACTCATGTAGAATTTCGCTACGCCTCCCGCAGCTACTCCAACTGATTTAACTACAACACCTGTAATATTCACCAAGTTAGCATTAGTACCGTCTTCAACTACATTAGTTACCTTTACAACTTGATAATCACTTACAGCTTTATCATGGCCTACATTAGACGCATCACAAACAGGAACTTTTATCAATTGGTCTTTCATAAAAAACTCTGGTTTTGTTCCAGCGTCACCAACTTGATAAGCAGTTGTTTGTCCATAGATGTTGCCTTTGTTTCCAGCACTAAGATAATCAGTACCGAACTGACCATACCAAGTATCGCCTGCAGCATCTTGATTGTTTAAGTTGGTAGATATAGCAGTATTGAAACCACTTCCGTGCTTTACTAAGTACGCATATCTCTTATGCCATGAATTACGACGCTCAGTAAATTTAAACTGGGGGTCATCAGTTGGCTTTTTAGCTAGTTTACTAACTAGTCTAAAAAATGGATCTTGGGACACAGCGAGCTCCGAAACACGATCACTAAAATCATATTTTCTACGAAGATCACCAGTGTCAGGAAGGGTGCCACTAGGGGCACCAGGGGCTTTATTATCAGTAAACGTACCGATATTAGACCCAGATGAATATAGAATGTCTTCTGGCATTCCAAACTCCTTTCTTTAAGTTCGGAATAGACTAAAAAGTGCTATCCGAACAGATTCTCTAAATCAGGATCAAGAGAAAGTATATTATCAAAAACTGTATCATCTGCAGTTTTGACTACTTTTCCTGAACTGTTTGCTCCACTGGCGCTTGTTGGCATGTTACGTACATTCTTCATCTGGTTAAGCATGTCTTGCTTAGTTGCATTTGCTGTATTTTGTGCTGCCTTATCCCTATTGACAAGGTAGTAAATATCATCAATTGTCATCTTACGGCCCTTAGCTTCTTCCATCATTTCGCTAAAAGCCTCCTCTGACATGCCCATTTTCTCTCTAAATTCAACTTCCTGTTTATTTTGCTTGGCTTTAGCCTGCAATGCCTCAGCATTCTTGCGCTCACTTTGTAGCATTTGCCCAACTCTTTGCTGAACTATACCATCTACATGAGCACCCATTACCTTAGCGGAATCTGAATCTGGATCGGAAACAGCTTCGTTAGCATCAAACAAAAAATCTTCATCAAGATTTAATTTCTCTTGAATGGATTTTGCTGGTGCTCCACCATTTACCAAATAATCTCTAACATGGTCAACAAGACCACTATCTTTCTTCATAGCTTCAAGAACAGGAACAAATGGTTCCAGATCCTTAAGCTCCTCCTTAAGTTTTACAGCTTCACGACTAGAGTCGGAATACCGTTTTTTATAAGGATTCTCATCGTTGTCCCACGTGTTAGAGCCATCGCCTTCAGTAGAGTGAGTTGCCTGTTCGGGGTCACTCGCAACTTGATGGGTTACCTCAGTGGTATTGTCAAGGATTCCTCCGTTGACATCATTATCAAGTGCTTCAAAAAATGCTTCACTTTCCGAGCCCGTGTCTGTTATAGAGTTTAAATCAACATCATTTAAAGGCGCTGATTTTGTATCTCCTTGAGATTCGGGGTTACTTTCAGTGTTTTGAGTAGAAGCTACCATACTTATTCTCCTAAGTTGTTATGTATTTTATTCTTGATTGTCGGCCGAAGCCAAATTGTTTCTTGTTTTCTGTAACTCGAGGTTCATTTTTTCTTTTTGAGCATTAGCTTCATTAGCCATAACATTCCTAAGAAGTTTTGCTTTGCCCTCAGTTTCTATATATTGCTTACTAGTTTTTGTTTTTGCTTGTTCTTTATGCTTTGTTAATTCCATTTCTGCTTGCATTACTTTACCTTTTATACCCGCTTGAACCAGCTGTCTTTCTAGAGTTTCTATTGTTCCCTCTCTATCTTTCAAAGCTTCTTCCATCTGGCCAATTTGACCCTGTAACTGAGCATAAAGACTCTTTCTCTTTGCTATTTGATCTTTGTTTCTAATATCTGTCTCAGCGAGAACTGCGATATCATCTACGACACCTACTTGCAGTAGCTCTTTTAACTCTGCTAGATAAGCCCATCTGTTTACAGGCAGTGTAGAGCCAGCAACAACTCGTACATCAAATTTTGCTGACTCAAAATCCATACTTTTACCGATGGCTTCACCCATGTCGTTATATAGCGGGATATTTATCTCTACCTGCCTATCTTCTTGCAAAGCGCTAGGCTGTACAATTCTAAATCTTTTATTTGCCGTATAAACACTTTGAGAAAACTGCATTACAATTTTACCTAATTGTCTTAATGCAGGCTCCATACTGTGCTTCATCCATTGTTTAATTCTTCTAGTTCCGTACTCGTCAAGGGCAAGCATCCCTCTAAATGTTTCGTGCTGTTGCTGTGTATCGCCTTGCATACTTGAATATATGCCAGCTAAATACTCCATATCGCTTTTACCTTGTTGGACTATACCAAAAAATGCGTTAGATAAAGGAGCAGGCATTATTGGAGTAGGCGACTCAGAACCAACTCTTTTAGGTAGAAGTGCACCTGGAGCAGATGAATATTTCTCCCATACCTCTTCATCAATAGAACCTTCTTCGTAAAGCCACCTTAATGAAGAGCCTAAAGATGCATTGTGAACTAAGATTTGATGACTTTTGTTAATCTCTCTTTGTTTTCCTATTAGGATATTCAGTTACATTCTCTGGTAGTATTTTTTCATATAGATACTGATCACCAGCAACACAACACTGCTTTATCCTTGTTCCATGGAAATCCACACTTTCAACTATAGAACTTTTAAAATTTTCGTCTTCTAGCAGTATTTCAAATTCTTTTTTACTTACAATTACGTTTTCTATTTTTGATGACTCTGCTTGAATTTTACTCATGCATTCCTGACTAAAGCCTTGTAACTGAGCTTCCATTTGTTCTCGAGCTTTAGTCATTTCAAGCTGCATGCGCTCAGGTAACATTTTTCCAGATTGGACTTGTTCTTGCATTTGAGATTCTTGTTCTCTAAACTGAACCTCTAGCTCTTGCTGCATCTCCTTAACCATTACATCGCATTGTTTTTTCATATCGCTGAGTTCTTTTTTACTAGGAGGAGTTCTAAAGAAAACATTGACATAAGGAACTTTTACTTTTTCATACATTTCGAACCACTCAACCAGGTGATCTTCTTTTCCTTCTGGGGTAGTGGAAAATTGATTATATTCATCTTTTCTAGAAAATAAAGACTGATCGCTGTCGTACATTGCTCTTTCGCTATAACCATCTTGATTTTGTATAGTAGAGGCTTTATTTATTTTTGCTTTATAGTCTGGAAATATCTTTGAAAGATGATGCTTTGGTAAAACTTTTTTAATAATTACATAAGCAGCATCTCTAAATAACATATCTCTACTTTTAGGATCTACATATACATCAAAAGGATCTGGTTGTTTTAAGGTTACTTCTCCCATTCCATTGTCCATGTCTGGGTCTACATCAACTAGTATGTATCCTACTGATTTTGTAACTGCATCATTTACAGCGTTTGAGTATATAGTAGCTCCATCAGATAAATGCCATACATAATCTGCTATATCAGAAAATACAGCAGCTACATCAGAGTCGCTACCCTCAGCTCCAATTGCCTGCCATCTTGGTGAATTTGCAGTTGCATAAAAATTTAACATTTCAACAACAGGCATAATTCTGTTTATTGTGAATGTTGGCATTCCTTGCTCTTCCAGTGAGGTTTTTTCTTTTTCAGATAATTGAGAATCATTTGCGAATTCATACCCAACTGTATTTATTCTTTCCCATTGCTGCCTTTCATATACATCAGCACCATTATTAAAAACTTCTCTAATTATATCTGCTTTTTTTCTCTTAGCCATAATATTGCCTTTATATCAATCTCATAATAATATTAACTACTATTGGGAAGCTGACTACAGCCACAGTTCCTAAGACTTGCATCTTAGCGATTGACTTTTCGTGGTCTTCAACTTTACCATTTAGTTTTTCTAGATGTTTTTCTACTCTGTTTAAAACTGAATAAATATTCTTCAACCTCTCATCGTGTTTAACGAGTAAAGCATATATATCTTTAGTTTCCATTAATGCTTTCCTCCACCATTTAATCTTCCAGACATATAACTAATCTTATCAGAAAGGTCGTCAACTTCTTTCATTAAAGACTCATGCCTTCTAGACGATGAATTTTGTTGATTTTCAGATTCTCTTTGAATTCTGTCTAATAACTTCAATAATATGCCTTCTACGTTGCCTATTGTTTCTTCTGCTTTTGCTTGACTTATAGCAAGGTTATCTAAGCTTTCAGATTGAGATGTTTGACTTTTCATTAGATTAACTAACATATATCCAAGAAAAACAACACAAAAACCTGAAGCTCCAAGTGTCATATAAGAGTCTAATATTGTTTGTGTATCCATAATTATTTCCGCTTTTTCTTACCCCAGCTCAAAGGATTTAAGTTGAGTTCTTTTTCATAAAATGAAACTCTACTCTCCAGTTCTGACCTTTTACGCTCCTCTTCCAAGCTGTGTTTATTAAGTAAACTCCGAATTGTGCCATCAGCCTCCACCAAGTTTTCTTCAAGCTTTGTAAGTCGATGCTCAATACGATAG